GCTGTTGTACTACTTGAACCGGTGTATATTCCAGTATATCCTCCAGCTACAGTCTCTTCAATACTGCCAACTACCATGTTTTTTATACCACCACCTCGTACTGTATTGTTTACTCCGTTGCCAACTATGCTGTCCTTTTTACCAGCAATATTTTCTGCCTTGTCGCCAAGCACTTCATTTTTGTATGCTCCACCAACCTTTAAACGATACTGACCCTTAACAGTTTGATTCATACTACCATTGACTTCAAGGTTGTAGTCGCCATTTACAGTTAAGTTTGCAGAACCATTTACTGTGATGTTTGCATTGCCTATAATTGTTATAGAATCTTCGCCACATACAGTTGTATAGCGATTTGATACAACAGTTACTGAAAGCGCACCAGTCGCATCAATTGTGCGGCATGTCCCAGACTTATGTTTTTCATGTATACGCTCATTGCCAAGTGTGTCATCAACCTCAAAGACATGTCCAGACCGTGTCTGCGTCACGTTGTTATACGGATAGACTGACTGATTTGTAGGAAATGGTTGATTATGTAAACTTGGCATAACTTATATATTAAAAAAATGATGAAGCATACTGCATTTGAATATTTATGAATTATAATATAATGAAATATAAATTATCCCCAGTTTGTGTTATAGCTTCGGGTGTCTATATGTGTAAAGCCTGGATAACTGCCAAGGCCGCCAGTCCACTTACCATTATCTCGCCATTGTTTTAATCGTGCGTACACAGTGCTTGCGCTAACCCCAGGAAACGAAATATCTAAAGCTTTAAACTCCAAATGCAAACTATATTTTGCAGCGCCTGGAGTACTTGCATTATATGCTGGCGAACGATAAGAGCTGGTAATAGTGCAAGTTGTGCCAAACGAATCACAAAGATCTTCGACAATTCGCAGTGTCGGCACAATATTATTCCATTTTTCTTTAGGCGGTTCAGAATTACGGACGCCTCCTTGACTAATCTTATTAAAGTAACTAGTAAAATTTTGCGCAGTAAAACGACGAAAACCTTGTTTGGCAAACCAATCGGCAAATGATCCTTCTGGAGCTGTTGTTGGCGTAACATTGTCACTTTTTGCTCCACGCGCTCGCAATACATATGTCACTGGTCCAGACGTCTCTTTTTTAACAAATTTCTTTAGCGATGAGTTGCCTTCAGCAATTTTGTATTTTCCTGATACTGCTCCTCCTTCATACACTACCGCAATATAGTCTTGAGCAGTGTCTCTAATTATTATATCACCTTTATATAGAAGCTTAGGGTTTAAGACTCTGTCAAAATATTTTCCGCCCCTTCCACTTGGCCAATTTGACCAACTATATAAACTGCTGGTGTCGGCTGGAAAATCTTCACTTTCAATTTTAAAACTAGATTTCAAAAACTCATTTAGTTTTTGTGCACACCACTGATTTGAAACATTTGCCATAGTTTATTATTTAATTTTCATTTAAACTATTTATTAGTTTATTCTGGCAAATCTGGTAATAGCTCACCAGTGTTATTATCAACTTGTTCAGAGTCATCGAGGCCCGGTATGGGATCGTTGGTTCCGGAGACGCCGCTGCTTCGAGTCGAAGATGTATTTTCGTCTGTTGATTCTGAAAGAACTTTATTTACAAAATTATTTACCTCTGCTGAAGAATTTGTACTACTCTGTGCTTGTGGCGAACTCTCTCCATCAAGTGCAGATGTATTTGCTTGATTTGCTACCGGAGAATTTTCAACAAGTTGTGAAGTGTTTGTTGCCCCAGAATAGGCAATGCCGACAGAAGAACTGCTTGCATCTCGTGGTATATCGGCACCATTTACCGAAGCGACTCCTGGTATACTTGCAAGTATTACTGGATCTTGTTGATCTGCATCTCTAAAAAAACCAAAAACCCAACTACCAACCATAAGTCCAGTTGCTCCGGTACCAATTGAGGTATTTGACGCGCTCGTAATTGGTAGTAGCGGAGTAGCCCATGGCAAGTTTTCACTTGGTATACTATTGACATCATCAAGTTCATGATATTCATAGATACGTACCTGTACTCGACCTGCATTTAGCGGGTCTGCAATATTTTCTACAATTCCTGTAAACCAATGTTCAATTTTCATTTTATTATGGTAATATATTTCCTGTTTGACCCGGCAATGGGACAGTATTATTTGGATTTGGATTAATATTTGGTGTAACTGCAACTTCAGATGTAGATGTATTTGAAGGTATGTATATGCCATCGGCGCCACTTAAAGCCTCAACTCCTCCAAGACGAACTAATTTTAATTTATTTGTATAGATACCATTTGAAAAAACATGAGCGACAACAGTAATCATAAATGTGCCTGACACCACAGGATCTTCTACATATTCAGTTCTATCTCGTAAAGCCTTTGGTACTTCCAAATCTATTTTTACACCTGGGTTTAGTGCGCTGTCCCCATACACTACAATTTCATGATTAATTTCGTTTAATCGCGCAATAAATGCATTTGCTATTGATATGTTAGGATATAGCGCATTAGTAACTGAATTACCTTTGCCATCTGGATTTATTGCAGTATTAATATGAACACTTGCAGTATTTGCAGAAGGAATATTATGCATCGTTGCATCTTCGACAATGGCGCCTTCTCTATTTTTTATTTTATATTTTTGAGGTGTCCAATCTTTAGTTGCTTTACTTTTAAAATCTAAAGTGTAGTATGACTTTGCAGTGTAGTCAGTTACGTTTAATCGACTAGCGTATGCTCCAGCATTGGCAGAAGCAAGTCTATCAAATTTTATATTTGATGACATACTAAGTATGCGAGACCGTTCTTCCTTTGTGTGTTCTGCAGTACCTGGTGTTTTTTCTGATTGTTGACGATATCTAAATGAATTTTTAGGTTTTTTATACAAAACTGGTGCATTATTTAAACTTTTCCAAGAAGACAGGTATACTTTGCCTTGCTGCGTTACGTCACTATAAAGAAAAAATGGAGAGCCGTCTTCTTCAAAACAGCGTGAACGTAACCATTCTGCTGCTTTTAATGGTCGTTGAATGTTTATAATACCTTCAAATTTGGTTGAGACGTCTCCGTCAACTGCAAACTCCTTTAGACTCAAATCATCTATAAAAATAGTTTCAATATTTTGAGCAACTGTTTTTTCCTTATCAACTGGTCGGCAAATATTCATTAGACTACTACGATACGCAAATTCTGAAATTGCGACGAGTGAGTATATTTGAGTATTTGGAAAATCAAGGGTTTTTGTATAATTTACATACTCTTTTACATAAAATGTTTGTTTTATTGCCTTTCCAATATTTACAGGATCTATTTCAACTTCAATAATTTCTTGACCACATATATCAAATGTATCAATGAAATTTTCATTATCTCGTATAGTTGCTGTAAATGTAACTACCGGTGAAAATAATTCAGTCGTTATAGTAAATGAATCAACTAGGTTAAGGGCTTTTAAATCTTTAGTTATGCCCTTTGAATTTATCATGTCCATTTTGACAACTTTAAAGGCGCCAGGTGTCTTTACGCCAGAATTATCTCCAGCATAGCCAGTCTTTGGTGTATTGATCGCCGGATTGTTTGCATTAGACGTAGTTGCCATAATCAAAGAGTATCATTTAAAACATTAAAATATTCGTCTGCAAAATCAGAGATAAAATCTGGGCGTATGACTTGTATAACTCGTTTACTTTCGTTTATTTCATTTTCATACTCATAAAATGATTTGTATTTTGGAATAACTACATTCTCGTCAGTTAAAATATCATATGCAGAACGTATGACGCCAATTGGATCAACATATTCATATGCAGCATTGACATAGTTGCTCCATCGGTATTCTATTGATGCAACTTTTAATGTTTTATTAGAAACATATTGTTCTGGGGGTGTATTTGCTTCAATATGTTCGGCATATCCAACTGGATCATATTTTAAAATTTGTGTATAAACTAAATTTATCCATTCTGTCTTTAATTCAGCTGGCATTGTGTCATCACACGCAATTGTATAACTAAGATTGCTATTTTCTATAAATGCTTCTCTAGATATTTCTATTCTTGTGCCAGTGATATTAACTTTATGACAATCATATACGACTAATTGTTGGCGACCGCTGTCATACTGCGCTATGCTTGAACGATACTCACGATCTTGAGAAACAAATTTTAAGTATGGCAAATATTTTTCATCAAGCGGTATGCATGACATGTCTAGTTTACCTCGGCCATTTAGATCAACTGCTGGATCAACAACAGGGACAATTGATAGTGCAGAATATTTACCATATTCACTCTCAATCATCTTTGTAAAATTTCTATAAGATAGCGGCCAAGATGACGCGTAACCGTCACGTAAAAAATTATTTATTATAAAAAATGTCCAATAATATTGTACATCATCATATAATTTATGTGATACTATATCGGGTCTTTCTCCGTCTTCTATTTCATAGTATGTGTAGAGCGCATTATCGTCCTGTATCTTATTTGTGTTTAATACTACAGAACGAGAGATATCAGTTAATTCAAATATAGACCCATCAGAAACCAGGTCATAATTTACTTTTGGATATTTTGCAAAAAAGTTTGGCATATATTATTTAGGTATTGTGTCGTATGTATACGCCTTTGTTTCCATAAAGGACACTTGTATAGTTGTTTCAAGTGGCGAACCGTCATCTCTCCACATATTTGTAGATCCATTGTATGTAGTATTTACTTCAGTTAAATATGTCTCTCCAATCTTTGGTAAATGGCTGTTTTGTGGAAATCTTATTTTCCATTTTGGGGGATATTTTAATTGAAAACCAATTGATTCTGGATATAATCCTTCTCTAAAGGTCTTTACTATATTTTTTATTTTAGTACTTTCACTAGATGTTCGTGGTATGAGTTGAAACTGAAATGAAAATACGCGTGTATTTGTAGATGTAAATTCAGTTGTTATATTTTTATTTACCGTTGTTCCAGTGCCTATACTTATTGCGCTTTGAAGACCTTCATTTGCTCCAGTCATTGTAGTTATCCCTTGTACTAAAGTACCTATCGATGCTCCACTATATTCAGATTTTTTATTTAAAAATTCATTAGCCAGTGCAGTTTTTACTGATTCACCACTAAGGCCCTGAGTAGATACTGTTGATGCAATATTAGCTAAACTACCCCCTAAAAATCCGAGCTCAGTATTGTTGTATGTAGCACCATCACTAAACTGTAGCGATCCTGGAATCGGCAGTGCTATAACTTGGCTGTTTCGTGCGGTGCACTGAAAAAACACGTATGGACGACTTGTGTTTGCGTCTTCTGGAAAATTAAGTGCCATATAAGTATTTATATGAAACGTGGGCAGTATTATAGTGGTAAGTATCGGCCAATACATCCAGGAAAATATGACGGTGACTATACTGCAATATGTTACCGATCACTTTGGGAACGTCAAGTATTTAAATGGTGTGATGAGAATGCTAACGTTGTGAAATGGAGCAGTGAAGAAACAATTGTGCCCTATCGATGTAAAACTGATAATAAATTACACCGGTATTTTGTAGACTTAAAAATACAATTTAAGTCTGGTCAAACATATCTCATTGAGATAAAGCCAAAGAAACAAACTCAAGAACCAAAGGTGCGTACCCGAAAAACGAAAGCATATATTACTGAAGTGCTTACATATGTAAAAAATCAATCCAAATGGTCAGCTGCAAACGAGTATTGTGCAGATCGTGGTTGGATTTTTGCCATCTGGACAGAAGATACCATAAAGGGACTTGGTATAAAATTATTGACATAAATCTACATTATAAATAGATATATGCCGTCTCTTTTTTCTAAAATTCAGTCTGATGCAGAAAAAACTGGATTCTTGCCTCGTACAAAAGAATCCAGAGAATGGTTTTATCGTAAAATACGTACACTTACAAATGTATCTCCATCGAAAGTATTAAACGACGACTCATTGACAGTAAGAAATAAACCTCTTATTGGTCGTATGTTTATGTTTTTATATGATCCAAAATACAAAGAGACGCTGCCGTATTATGATAGATTTCCACTTATACTCATGGTAGGCCCAGCAAAAAAAGGATTCTATGGATTGAATCTACACTATCTTCCACCTCGTCAACGCGCAATATTTTTTGATCGCTTGATGGATTATATGAACAACAATAAATTAGATGAAACTACACGGTTTAAACTATCATATGATTTACTAAATGGCACATCAAAATTGCGTGCATACGCTCCATGTTTTAAACACTATTTGTATGCACACATCACTTCTAAAACTGTTGAGGTGCTTCCAAAGGAATGGGAAACTGCACTTTTTCTACCAACTGATTCTTTCGTTGGTCAAAAGAATGCCTCAATCTGGCAAAAAACACGCACACTAATCTAAACTATGTCATCTTCAATAAATGATTTTAAATCCGCAATAATGCGAAATGGGGGCTTAGCGCGTCCAAATAGATTTTCAGTAACATTTGCTAGTTTACCGGGTTCATCATCTGTATCAAGGGATATTTCATTTTTATGTGAGTCTGTTAATATACCTGGAAAACAAATTACAACATTAGACTATGATATAGGCACTCGTCGTCCATTAAAAATACCAACTGGTTATATTGAAGATGATGTAACAATGACATTTATTTCAACTAATAATAACGCCATTAAAAAGGCGATAGATGAATGGATGAAAAAAATAATAAACATTGATTCCTATCTACTCGCTAAAGATCACCAAACTTACAAGACTGATATTACTATTACGCAGCTAAACGAAAATGACAAAGAAATTCAAAATGTTAAATTGCAAAACGCATATCCAATAACTTTGAATTCTATTGAACTAGATAATAATGCTGAATCAACAATACAAAAAATATCTGTAGTATTTACGTATGATAAATTAGATATTAAGAAATAATTAAACAATAAATAACATTATATTATGCCATTACCAATCCTAGAATCCCCAAAATATGTATTGACTGTACCATCTACATCACAGTCAATTGAATATCGTCCTTTTCTTGTAAAGGAAGAAAAAATATTGCTGCTCGCACAGGAGTCAAACAGCTCATCAGAAATGATGTCCGCGATTAAAGACATTATACGAGCCTGTACATTCGGTGTCGTTGACCCAAACGATTTGACTTCGTTTGACTTAGAGTATATTTTCTTAAAGTTACGAGCAAAGAGCGTAGGTGAAGTTAGCAATATCAAATGTAAGTGCGATCATTGTGAAACTTACAACGAGGTGTCTGTTAATATTGATGATATTGAAGTAACGTGGCCAGTTAAAGAAATTAGCAACAAAATTATGTTAACTGATAAAATTGGTGTGGTTCTAAGACATATACGTGTAAATGATATGTCAACGATTATAAGCACATCTGAAGTTGATATGGACACAATAACAAATATGCTTATTGCTTCAATTGATTCAATCTTTGATGACAGTGGAGTGTATCCCTCAGCACAGTCGTCTCGCGAAGAGTTGCTAACATTTGTTAACAGCTTAAGCCGAGCTCAACTTAATAAAATTGAAGAGTATATATCAAACTCTCCTAAACTACAACATAGTGTAAAATTTAATTGTACTGGTTGTAAGACTGACAATGATATTACACTTGTAGGCACACAAGCTTTTTTCGAATAGCCCTCTCGCATGAATCGTTGTCTAACTATTATCAAACAAATTTTGCATTAATGCAGCATCACAAATATAGTTTAACTGAATTAGATACAATGATACCATGGGAGAGGGAAATTTATATTGCAATGCTAATAAAACACATAAGAGAAGAAGAAGAAAAACGTAAAAAATGACCGCAGAATCGTCACTAGCCCAGGTTGTAAAAGAATTACAAAGTTCTAATTTGTCTCAAGATCTTATTCTTGATACAATCGATAACTATGATTTTACACTTGCATCAAATGTTGCTAAAGAAAATACGACAGATGTTCCTACTTTTTTAGATAAATTAGTAGGCATAGCAGGCGATTTAAAAGGCAAATTTGATGTATTAATACGATCTAATGTAGTGTTAGCAAAGCGATTAGAAGGCAACAAATTACAAGAGCGTGAAAATCGTGATGAATTGCTTGACGCACTTGGAAAGTTAAAACCAGAAAAGACTAAGAGTGGTGTTAAAACAACTAAATTTGAAATGCCAGGCGGAATATTTGGGGGATTGCTGTCTGTGGCTGCATTAATGGGTGGATTTGTAACAGGATTTATATCTCAGCTCACGTCTCCAATATTTGCTGCACTAAAAAATGCAAAACTATTTCAAAAAATATCTAGTGTTTTTTCTACAGTTAGCAAATTTTTTACTGGCATTGTATTAAGTTTAAAAAATTCTCCTTTATTTAAAGGAACATTTACTGTAATAGAAAAGATTGGCGGTCTCTTAAATAAATTTAAATCAAGTAAAATTTTTATGCTACTTGGTAAAATCTTTTCAATATTTGGAAATTCACCAGTATTAAAGACTATAACAGCTACATCTGGAATAATAGGAAGCGCCTTTTCTGCTCTTACGGATATATTTGGCGGGATGTTTAGGTTTTTTAAGATTGGTTTGACGCTTGGAAGCAAATTTGCTGGTTTATTTAAATTTTTAGGCGGTCCATTTACTTTAGCACTCACTGGAATAATAAGTGGTATTATGGGTGCAATTGACGGCTTTAAGAAAGATGGATTAATCGGTGGATTAAAGGGGTTTTTAGTTGGTGCATTTGATGGATTAATCGGAGGTCTGCTAGATCTTGTAAAAGATGGAATATCTTGGGTATCTGAAAAACTTGGATTTTCAGAATTTTCTAAATTTTTAGATAGTTTTTCCTTTACTGGTTTATATTCAAAGTATATAATTGATCCACTGTTTGGAATGTATGCTGAAATTGGTAAATTTATAGGTGAAATACCTATGATGGTTACTGATTTCTTTACATCACTACCTGATAAAATTAGTGTATTTTTTACTTCGGCAATGGATTCATTAACAACTATTTCAGATGATATGAGTGAAGTTGTAAATAATTTTAATAAGGCTGTATTACGAGCAGTATTACCAGATCCAAAGGCAAAAGGAGGAATGTCTTATTATTTAAAATTAGCAATACCAGATTCTTTATATGAGTATGCATACAGCAGTTCTCCAAAAGAAAAAGAATCAACTAATTCTACATCAGAAAAATTAGCAACCGCTGCAACGTCTTCTGAAAAAATATTAAAGGCTACATCTACAAATAATTTTACCGAACTAAGCAAAACTGAAAAGGCAATGGCTGCAGGTTATGGTTCATGGGATGAGTATGCTGCTTCAGACTTTAAGTGGAAAGCAAACATCAAAGCAACACCATTAACAACTGGCAACACCCTAGCGACTGCCGGCAACGTTGCAAATATAGCACCAACGATAGTTGTTAATAACAATAATGGCGGCAATACTAATAATATTAGTAGCAGCAATGTAAATAATAATATGCCACAAATGATGCCAATACTAACTGGCAGTGCAATGGGTTATTAATCTGCAGTTCGATAATATACAATATTGTCAAACTCTTCAGGAGTTTTTACTCCTGGAAAACTATGCATAATTTCACCACGTATATTATAGCATATTGTGTGCGGTATGCCATCTATTTTATATTCAAATATAAGCGGTATATTTTCTTCCTTGTCAATATCAATTATTTGCAAACTTGTAGGAGTGCGTTCACAATAGTCACGTAGTGTTTTTAGATGACGTAAACAATCAGTACAATTTAAGTATGTAAATACCTTTATTAGAAAGATCATATTAGTAGTATATATGCAAACAGGGGACAGAAGTTCTGTCCCCTGTTTTTTTCTAATCTTTAAACATTAACCACCTTGAGCAAGCTTTGCAAAGTAGCTAAGCGACTCATCGTCATCATCGTCATCTGTGCTTGATGCAGAGAATGTCGATTCAGTACTTTTATAACTTGGAGTCTGTTCAACTGTTTTTCCAACTGCAGCAGCAGCGACATTCACGCTTTCTGGTTCAGTAGAAGAACCGGCAAGTGCCTCTGCACCAAGAACTTCAACAAGCTTACGTTTAAGATCTGCATACGACTTATAGTTTGCAGGATCAATAAAGTCCTTTAATGAGTACAACGAATTGTAAGTCTTCTCAAGCTTAGCTTCGTCTCCGCTGAAAAGTTCAGAAGCTCCTTCAAATTCAGACTTATCATAGTTACGATAGCCTTCAAAGTTGCGAATTTTCAACTTGAAGTTTGCACCGGCCCAAAAATCAAATGGGTTGATTGGAGTCTCATCTTGAAACTGTGGTTGCATAATATCCATAATCTTGTCAAAGATTTTCTTGCCATATTTGTACAAGAAAACTTTACCTTCGTTGTCTGGATTTGCTGGGTCACTAAGCACAAGAATATTAGAGACATAATGTAAACGACGCTTACGCTCGCGAGCAATCTCTTTGTCTTTTTCATTGCCGCTGTTCCAAAGCACGCTATTGATCTCACTTACCGGGTCAGGTTGACCAATACTGGTAAGAGAATTTTCAATGTACCAACGACCAGTTGGTCCCTTAAAACCATGATCCCAAAAGCGAACCCATGGCAGATCTTCACCTTCAAGAGCTGGTAAAAAGCGAATCACGGCATAACCGTTTCCAGCTTTATCAACTACTGGGCTCCAAATACGATCGTCTCCGTATGAAGCTTTTGGTGTACTCAATTTTTCTGCAGCTTCAACAAGTTTATTAATGCTTGCTGCCCGATTTTGTTTTAGTTTATCAAATGACATATGTTTATTTGTATTGCAGTGTATTGTTATTGTGTGATGTTATATAACCACTTGGCTATTATAACATATTTCAAGGCTTTGTAAATGTTTTTATTACAATTTCTTGAAAAGCTTTTTGTTGTAATGGTAAGTTACGAATAAATGGCTTGTAGTTATTTATCTTTAGAGTCATGGCGGCGTAAAGCCCCATCGGGTCAGACACTCCTGCACCGATACGACATGAATAGTTGCATAAGACATCAAGTATGCATAGCGTCTCTACAGAGACTCGA